AAAGTTGCCAAGAAAAGTGAAAAAGTGGTAAAACAAGATAAAGAAGAAGATAATAAAAAATAGCCAATATTCAATAAAGGAGGTTTAAATGGCAACACATCATGGAAAAGAAGGAGTTGTAACAATAGGGTCAGATACTCTAGGCAATGCAACTGGATTTACAGTAGACACTACACACGATACAGTAGAAAAAACTGCATTAGGTGATTCAATGAAATCATTTATGGTTGGTAGAGGTACTTTTACTGCATCTATTGATATGAATTTTGATGAAACTGATACTGCTCAATTATCTTTAATACAAGGAGCAGAAGTAACATTTGCATTTTTACCAGAAGGTAATGCTTCAGGTGATAGAAAATTCTCTGGAACTGGTATTGTAACTGGAATGTCAGTAGGTGTAACTCTTGATGGTATAACTACTAGAACTGTATCAGTTCAAGGAAGTGGTGGTCTTACTATTGGTACTGTTTAAGGTAGTATATGACTGACAATAAAGTTGATTATTTTGATGGTATCAGAGACCATTTTAGTGCATTAGATACTAAAACAATCGAAGTTCCAGAATGGGGATTAGTAGGCGATAAAGCAATTCATTGTAAACCATTTAATATGATGGAAAAGAAAAAAATTTTTAAAGGTGCTACAAATACAGACTTATTGGTATTGATAGATGTTATTATAGAAAAAGCACTTACAAAAGATGGAAAAAAAATGTTTACTGGTCAAGATGTTCTAGGTTTTAAGACTAAAGCTGATACCAACATTATTGCGGATGTTGCAACAAAGATTATGGGTACTGAAAACAAAGATATAGAGGACAATAAAAAAAACTAAAAAATGATGTTGAATTACATAATATCTTTGGTTTAGCAGAAAAACTACATAAGACAGTTGCCGAAATTTTAGAAATGTCAGTTGATGAATTTTATTTATGGGTAGCATATTTTGAGATTCAAAACGAAGAAAGACAAAAACAAGAACGATTAGAGAGAGCAAAACGATAAATGGCAACTAAACAAGTTAATATAGATATAATAGCTAAAGATAAGACCAGACAAGCTATGCAATCTGCTACTAAAGGAATAAACAGAGTTAAAGATTCTGTTTTTAATTTACGCAATGCTTTATTAGGTTTAGGTGCTGGTTTTGTAGCTAAAGGTTTTCTTGATACTGCTAGAGAAGTAGAAAGACTAAGAGTAAGATTTAAATTTTTATTTGCAGATGCAAAAGAAGGTGAGAAAGCATTCAAAGGTTTAATAAAATTTGCTGGTCAAGTACCATTTTCATTACAAGAAATTCAAAGAGGTTCTGCTAATCTATCGGTAGTTTCTAAAGATGCTGAAGAACTAAATGAAATATTGGCAATAACTGGAGATATAGCTTCAGCATCAGGTTTAGATTTTGCTACCACAGCAGAGCAACTACAAAGAGTGTTTTCTGCTGGTATAAATTCTGCTGATTTATTTAGAGAAAGAGGTGTAAGAGAGTTATTAGGTTTTGAAGCTGGTGTTCAAATGAGTGCAGAGAAATCTAAAGAACATATCATCAAAGCATTTAGAGAAGGAACATTATCAATAGTAGGCGCTAGTGAAGAAATGGCTAAAACTTTTGATGGTACTCTTTCAATGATAGGAGATAAATTTAATTTATTTCAAATGGCAGTAATGGATGGCTCACCATTTATAGCATTGAAAACAAGTGCAGAATTAGTTGAGAAATCGTTAGCAGATAACTTTGGAAGTATAGAAAAATTTGCCGAAAAAGTAGGAGATGCTATAACTAACACCACTTTAAAAGTTTTATTATTTGGTGCTGGTGTTATAGATACATTACAGCCAGTATTTAATTTTATAGGGAAATCTATAGCTAATCTTGTTAATTTTGTTAAAGGACTACCACAACCTATAGCAACTATTGGAATTATAGGGTTTTTAGCTATGGGTTTAAAGGGAAGATTAGTTGTAGGTGTTATTGCTGGTGCTATTGACCACATAAGAGCAATGTTTGGAGGGTTATTAGATAGTGTGGCTTCGGTACAAAAAAGAATAGCAGAGACTTTTAAATCATTAGGTTTAATAAGTGATGAAAGATTTGCAATAATGATGGATAATTTTGAAAATTTTAAAAGTTCAGCAGAAAAATTAAAAACACCAATTAAAGAACTAGAAGAAGCAATGGAACAAGCTGGAGAATCAGGCAGAGTTACATTTGAAGGATTAAATCTTAGTATCAATACAACTGGAATGGTAGCTGGTGGTTTAAAAGAAAAAATAGTCAATATGATGAAAGAAATAAATCAAGCTATAATTGAAGCTAACGCAGAGGGATTTGTAACAGACGAAAATAAAGATAAATCTGTAGCTAACCTTAGTCTAATGGGAGAAGCATATAAAAACTTTAAAGATGGTTTTATGGAAGCAGTTGAAGCACAAAAGACTGGTATGGAACAAATAAAAGATATAGGAAAACAAACTTTTGGAGAATTGAAAAAAACATTATCTGATTTTGTTATGACTGGTAAATTAAACTTTCAAGATTTTGCAAGAACTATTGTAAGAAGTTTTGTAGAGATGTTGATAGGTCAAGCAGTTCAATTTGCATTTAAAAAGTCAATGGCACTATTTAAAATGGATTCAATAAAAAAAGCTATGATAAGTTTATACGAAGGTGCTATGAAAACTTTTGCTAGTATACCATTTCCATTTAATATTGCTTTAGTTGGAGGTGCTATAGCTTTTGGAATGGGTTTAATAAATAAAATAAAAGGATTTGAAAAAGGCGGTAGACCACCAGTAGGTAGACCTAGCATAGTAGGTGAGAAGGGTGCTGAGTTATTTGTACCAGACCAAGCTGGAACTATTGTACCAAATGACAAGCTAGGAATGGGTAAAGCAGTAACAGTAAACTTTAATATAAGTACAGTAGATGCTAGAGGGTTTAATGAGTTATTAGTTAACAGCAGAGGAACAATAGTTAATCTGATTAATAGTGCTGTAAATGAGAAGGGTAAAATGGCTATTATATGAGTGGTACTTTACCAGATACAAGATTTGAAGCAATTAATTTGCAAAGCAATCAAAAGACTTTATTCTCTGAAACAGATAGTGGCAAGTCATTTAGAAGGCAAGTGCAAGGTCAAAGATTTAGTTTTACAGTAAGCTATCCGCCAATGAAAAGAGCAGACTTTGCGCCTATAATGGCTTTTATAATGAAGCAAAGGTCAAGACAAGAAGATTTTACAATTACTATGCCAAGCTATTTAAATGCTCAAGGAAATGAAACTGGAACACTATTAGTAAATGGTTCTCATAGTGCATCAGATACAACTATAGCTATAGATGGTTTTGCTGGAGATGGTGCTGGAAGATTAAAAGCTGGTGATTTATTAAAGTTTGCTCACGACAAAGTATATATGGTTGTTGCAGATGTAACCAGTTCCAGCAATTCAGCAACAGTAACCATAGAACCCCCATTAAGAACTGCATTATCTGACAATAGTTCCGTTACTTATGATTCTGTTCCTTTCAAAGTACACTTAACAAGTGATGTTCAAGAGTTTAAAACAACTGAAAATGATGGTGATGGGAACTTATTATTTACTTATGAGTTTGATGTTATAGAGAGTTTATAATGGCTAGAGGTTTAACAAGTGCAGTAAAAACCGAACTAGCAACTGGTATTATAGAGCCAGTATTATTATTAGAGATAGGTTTTGGAACACCAATATATTTAACAAATGCAAGTTTTGATATTACTTCAAGTGTTTCTGGCAGTTCAAGAACTTATTTAGCAAATGGACATTTGAAAAGCATCACAGATGTTAGTGAAACAAACAAACCAACAAAAAATACTTTAGCAATAAGTTTATCAGGTGTAGACCAAACTTATGTGAGTGTAGCACTTAATGAAAACATTATTAATGATAGTGTGTATATTTACAGAGGTTTTTTAAATAGTAGTTTATCTTTAATAGCTGACCCATTTTTATTATTTTTTGGAACTATAGATGAGTTTAATATAAAAGATAATACAACAACTGCCAGCATTGCTTTAACAGTTACATCTCATTGGGGAAACTTTAGTAAAATTAGTGGAAGAACTACAACAGATAATTCACAACAAAGAGTATTTAGTGGCGATAAAGGAATGGAGTTTTCAGCACTAACTGTAAAAGATATTAAATGGGGTAGAGTGTGAGTATTCATTTATACAATGCTGAAAAGAAAGATGTTAAAATTGTTTGTGATTTAATGAATGAATTTAAAGAAGTAGATTTACAAGAACTAAATTATCCAGAAGTTGATAATAATAAATTAAATACTTTTATTAAAATTATGTTAGAAAAGGGTAAAATTATCTTAGTAAAAGATTTAGATTTAGACCAAGTAATAGGGTGCGCAATCTTTGGCAAAACGGAATATTGGTTTAGTAAAAGTGAGTGTATTCATTTGCATACTATTTTTGTAAAAAAGAATTTTAGAAACTTTAAGCTTGTAGCAACATTAGTAGACGCAATTAAAAAAGCATCAGAAAATTTGCCAATTTATTTATCAGTAACAAGTGGACTAAACATAGACCCAGTATTTAAAAAATTAGGGTTTCAAAGTTTAGGTGGTAACTGGAGGCTAAGTTAATGTGTAATCCATTTCAAGCAGTTGTAGATTTTGTAGCACCAGTAGTTGATTTTGTAAGTGATTTAGTAGGAGACTTTGTAGGGTGGTTAGTACCACAGCCTGAAATACCTGATTTTGGAGAAAACTTTGCAGACCAAACTAATAGAGGTGTATTAGTAAATAAATTTAATGCTAATGCTCATATACCAGTAGTTTATGGTACAAGAAAAGTAGGTGGGAATGTTGTATTTTTAGAAACATCAGGAACAGATAATCAATATCTTTATATGGCAATTATTCTTAGTGAAGGAGAAGTAAATGATATTACTTCTATATTCATTAATGACAATCAAGTTACTTGGTCAGGAGATATAGCAGACAATACGCAGATTACTGTAGGAAGTGGAGATGCAAATTTTTATAGTGGCGCTAGTTTAATAACTTGCGAACCCCATTTTGGAACTGATAGCCAAAGTGCATCAACATTATTATCCACTTTAAGTTCTTGGACTTCTGCGCATAGACTAAGAGGGTTGTGTTATTTAGCATTAAGGTTTGAATGGAATCAAGACAAGTTTGGTTCATTGCCAACAGTACAAGCAGTAGTGCAAGGAAAAAAAGTTTATAATCCTAATTTAGATGGAACTGTAACTGGAGGAACTGGTAGCCATAGAGCAGATACAAGTTCAACTTGGGAATATTCAGACAATCCTATTTTACAACTATTAGACTATTTAAGAAACGACAGATTTGGAATGGGTATAGCTAACAGTTATTTTGATAGTAACTTTGCAGACTGGCAAACAGCAACAGATGTGTGTGATGCAAATATCACCCCTTATAGTGGAGCAAGTCAAATTGATTTGATGGATAGCCATGCAGTTATTGATACATCAAAAAAAGCTATTGATAATGTAAAAGAATTTGTAAGGGGTTCTAGAGCCTATTTAAACTTCTCTGGAGGTGTTTATAATGTATTAGTGGAGACAAGTGGGTCAGCATCTATAACACTTACAGAGGACAATATTATTGGGGGTATATCGGTAAAAAGTAAAAATAAAAACTCAAGATATAATAGAGTAATAGTAAACTTTACTAACCCTGATAAAAACTATCAATCAGACACAGCACAATTTCCACCAGTAGATGAAACTGGATTAGATAGTGCCGACCAACACGCAACTATGAAAACAGCAGATGGGGGTTTATTATTAGAAGGTAGGTTTGATTTTGCTATGTTTACCAGTCCATATCAGGCTCAAGAGATGGCTGAAATCATTTTAAGGAGGTCTAGGTCAAGTTTAGATATTAGCCTTACTGCTGACGCAACTGCACTAGATTTAGCAGTAGGAGATATAGTTAATATAACCCATGCAACACCAAGTTTTTCAGCTAAAGCATTTAGAGTGCAAGGAATGAATGTTAATAGCAATCACACAGTTTCTTTACAATGTTCTGAACATCAAGATAGTTTTTATACTTTTGGAACACAGCAAGAGGTTGCAAGTATACCCACAACTACACTACCAAACCCATTTGTTATTC